ATAAACCTGAAGGTGTTATGTATTTAAATTGCGAAAATGGTAAAAAGTTACCTTTCAAAAGTAAATTTAAAGAATACACTATTATTGAACCAAACCAAGTATATGAAGCTTTTGCTGAAGCAGAAAAAAGACCCGAAATACATACTATTGTTATAGATACTCTAACGTATTTAATGGACATGTATGAGAGTGTTAAAGTATTAAACTCTACAAATACGATGCAAGCATGGGGGCAATACGCTCAGTATATGAAAATGTTAATGTCTCAAGTAGTAGCTAAATCTACTAAAAATGTAGTATTTCTAGCTCATACTACAGATATTCTTAACGAAGCTGAGATGGTAAATGAGACCATGGTTAAGGTTAAAGGATCTTTAATGAATCAAGGTATTGAGAGTTTCTTTACTTGTGTCATATCTACTAAGAAAGTAGCTGTAACTAAACTAGAGGACAAGATTGCTAAATCTCCACTATTTAAAGTTACCCAAGATAACAAGGATGACGGGTTTAAATATGTATTTCAAACTCGATTAACTAAAGAAACAGTTAATGAGAGAATCCGTAGTCCTATGAGTATGTGGCCTAGAAATGAAACCTATATAGATAATAATCTTCAAAACGTTATTAATCGACTTCATGAATATTACAAATAGTATAAGGAAACCAAAATGGAACATTGGCAAGAAATAGTTGATATAATTATAGTTTGGCGGTATAGAAAACGCATAAAAGGCACGACTCATTACGAAAAATTACAGACAATTATCGAAGAGTTAGATAGAAACTATATTGTTACTAAAAGAACTAAGAAAAAGGAGATAAATGAGCCATCCGGGTAATGATGAGATTATAGATAACAAACGTGATAACAAAAATAGCCTAAGTGATGAAAGAATTGCCCAAATAAATAAAATGGTACATGTTGCCACAGAAATGGGGTTTGGAGTAGTACAGGAAATCGCTAAAGGAACTTTAAAACGAAAACCTGGCTGTTCTGTTAAAGAATTTATGAAAGTATTGGATGAGTATCTTAAAAAACAACAAGATCAAGCTAATAATAATGGCTAATTTAAAGCCGCTTATACTAATGTTTAAATAAGAAAGGATATAACTTATGGGTGAATGGAAACTTCCTAAAGATGTAGAAACAGAATCCATTGAAAGAGTAGGTGGAGGTGGATTCGTGTGGGAGTCTGGAGTATATGATACTACTGTTAAATTGGCATATCTAAACCAGACCGCATCTGAAGCAGTATTTCTTAACGTTGTTCTAGAAAAAAATGGTGGAAACGCACCAGAACTTAAGCAGAACTTCTGTATTAGATCTGGTAAAGAAAAAGGCAACAAAACTTACTATGTAACTAAAGTAGGTAAGAAACGTCCTCTTCCGGGATATTCAGTTGCAGAATCTTTATGTATAGCTGCTACAGGCGAAGATTTAGACACATGTATGCAGTCTGCAGAAAAAAAACAAGTTAAAATTTGGAATTCTGACCAAAAAAAAGAGTTACCTGTCGAACGCCCAGTAATAATGAGTTTAGTTAGTAAACCTCTTAAAGTGGCAATTCATCAAGTAATTGAGGATAAGGTAACGCTAAATGGAAAAAGTTGGGTACCAACTGGTGAATCCAAAACAGTAAACGAGTGTAAATTCTTTGGTAATATGGAAGGTAAAACTGCCGACGAAATTACTAATAAAGCACCTGCTACTATGTTTGATAAGTGGGCTATTAAAAACACTGGAGTAGTTCTTGATAAATCTACTAAAGGTCAAGCTTCTGTTCCTTTTGTTGCTCCTGTTACAACTGAAACTGCGGGCTCGTTATTTCAAACGGATCCTCCTGCTTAATGCTTATCGCAGGAATTGACCCAGGGGCTAATGGAGCAATCGCTGTACTGGATTCTACGAATCCAGACAGCGTTGCTCTGTTAGATTTAAAAAATAATAGTATTGTAAATATTCATAATTGGTTAGTAAAAGAACTTAATTATAAACCAAAGTTGAGTAAACAGTGTACATTTTGGATAGAAGATGTTCATTCTTTATTTGGAATGTCAGCTAAATCTAATTTTGGATTTGGTAAAAATTTAGGGACAGTTCATGCTATTGCTGAACTATTTAATCATGAATTACCTAGTACAGTTACTCCTAAAATATGGCAAAAATATGTAGGTATTACTGCTAAAGGTAAAGATATTAAAAAACAAGTTGCTGAGATAGCTACAAAACTATACCCAGCAGCTAATGTATACGGTAAACGAGGAGGATTACTTGATGGGAGATCTGATGCTCTCATGATTGCCCATTATGGATTACATTATAAGGAGCCAGTATGAAAATAGAAATTGAAATAGATATTGAATCTATAGTCAAAGAAGCACTTAAAAAGAAACAAGAAGAGACACCTAAAGTATGGATAGAAGCTGTTCAAAATAGTAGATCTAAATGGGAATATGGACGTACAAATGGAAGAAGACGTACTACAGAAGAGATGGCTTTACATGATTTAGAAAAACAAAAAGGACGTAGGCTAACTCCTGAAGAGAAAGGTGAAGCTAAAGCATTAGTTCAAATAAATGAAACTGCTGAAAATAAAGCTAAAGAAGATACTATTAAGAAGATTCGTATAGATGGTATCACTGCTGAAGGTATGGCTGCAGCATCTATAGAATTAGAACAAGAAGAACATGAATTAATGCATAAAGAAGCAAATGATATTGTTACTAGAGTTCAAGAAGGTATGGATAAACACGATGTAGATGGAGAATCAGCAGGATTAAATTCATTAATTGTTAAAGAAGAATTTGAAGCTACAATACCTGAAGCTAAAGATTTAAAAAGTATTGACTCTTTATTTTCATAACTAAATTATGAGAGACTTCAAAACTCCACTGTTTATAAATGTAAACAAACCTAAAAAATCAACAATGAAAGATTATCTAAAAGGATTTTGGTTAAACATCCGAAGTTTAGTCTATTCAGGGTTGACTCTTGGGGGAATACTAATTGTAGTACTAGGATCTATTGTTTTATTACCAGTAGTACTAGTAATAATAGTTGGGGCTATTGTATTCTTTATTTATAAATTAGGTATGTATGACAATGAAGAAGATACCTAATTAAATATATCACTAAGTGCTCCGGCTAGTAAGTCCGCTCCTGTTGGGTTGTTAGCTTCATCAAATAACTCATCTAAATACATTACCGTAGGTGATATATCTCCAGTTAGAAAAGAACTATCAAGATTACCTAACGTTGGTATACCCGTGGAATATTGAACCCCCGCAGCTAATCCCACCCCTGTAGGATTTCTCATAGCTATTTGACGTGAAGCTCTTTGATTACGTAAAAAGTAAGATAAGAATACAGTGGCACCAATCGCATCTAAAGATTCAAGAGCTGGCGCTAATGCTTCGTCAAATAATACAAATGCATCAAGTGCTTCATGCATAGCTGTATTAAAATCTATTCCTCGTACTTCTATAGCATGCTGAATCATTACATACCTACCTAAAAAATCCGTCATCTGTACAATTTGCCGCATAAGTTGATAAGGGCCTGTACTTTTAGTCATAAAAATATTAGCTGCTATAGAATGCCCTGTTGTAGATAGTTTATCTGACGAGTTGTACCATTTGTTTGTTTTAAGAAATCGACGCCCACGATTAATATACCCATCCAAAGAAGCATCATTAAGATCCTCAACAATAAGTGAATTCAATCCTGCAGCACTCATTGCATGAATTTTATTACTCTCTATACGTACTTTTAATGCACTTAATTGTATAGCTTCTGGACTATTGTTTTTATCTAACTTTTTAATATTTATTCTGTTCTGAAGCTCTCTGTAGTCTTCTGTATCACTACGATATGTTTGGTACTCGTGAAATCCTTCAATAATCTTATGTATTGTGTACGTTAAAGGGATATTCCTCATAGTTAACTGCGCTATATTAGAATACGCGTTATATAGCCAAACTTGAGGCATAGCAATAACTATACGATCTTTTCCGTAACCAACAATTTGTCTTAATATGTAATGAGATAACCCAGCAAATCGTCTTACTTCTTTCATATTAGGATGTTGGAGAAACGCTAAATTTCTAAAATCTTTTGATTGATATCCAAATATTTTATTAACAGCGTCTTTTCTAACCATAAATTTACCATTTACAGTAAATTTATCCATATACATCCGTACTTCCTTAGGAAGTCTATAATACCTATCAGTAAATCCATTTTGAGGATCTAAAAAATCAATAAACTCTTGACGATGAGATGGCATTCTTTCTTTTTGCTCATATACTAAAAGATCTATTGTTCTTTTGTCGTGTTTAGTCGTAGCTTTACGATCAATATACGAAGATTGCATATGAGCAAACACATTTTGTATTTCCAAATCTGGATTTAAAAGTTTTTTCCTAGTGTCATGATCCATAATTATTCGATAATCAGTAACAACATCTTTTTCATTAACAAGAGGGCGTAGTCGTAACTCATCGTTTCTTTTTAGTTTTGTTCGAGAAGCTTCTCGTAGTTCTGCTTGATGAATATCACGGATGGCTTGCTTTATTTTTACTAGATCAGGTACACCAGGAGATGTTTGGTACTTAGGACTTTCGCTTAAAATATCAGTTAAAGTAGTACCTATATTACGTTTATTAGTTGTAGACATAATAGCAGAAACATAAGGAACAGGAGGTGCATTACGTCCAATATATA